CCAACAACTTCTGAGAACCGATGAGGTTTTGCACCATATCACTTTCGGTATTGCCCATTTTGTTGAATTTCTTGACTTCATTGTATTTGTTGATAAAATTCTTCATGTTTACGTAGAAAACACGGTCGGATTCTCTACGATATTCCATCATTGTGCGTAAACCATCTATTTTGTTTGACATTGTGGTGATTATTTGACTGGACAAATTAGACTCGTAAGTAGTTGTGGTTTGTGTGGTATACCCACCATTACCATCATCCACCTGTGTCGTAACGGTGTTTGCAACAATGCTGTTTTGTAGAGTTGAATTGTATGTTACGATAATATCAGTATTTGCAATTATTTGTGGACTAATCAATAAACTCGTAAAACTACCCATAATTGGTGCGTTATTGATGATGCCATCGGTCTGGTTTGTTATATACAGTGCAGTTTTGCCTAGTCCCATAGCAAGGTCTAGATATGGATTTGTACCATCATCTGTTCCGTCATATTTGTCTATACCAGACAATCTGTGTGTATGTGCTAGAAAATTATTTGCTGTGTTTGCAAGTTCTATAGCTTTATTACGCAAACTTACCAAGTTGGTCACGTCGGTGGTAACATAAACAATATTCATTGCGGTTGTCATTGTCAACATCGTGGCTGTTTCGGCAGGATTATCATAATAATCACCAACCGTGTTGGCTGCAATATCATCTGCTTGCCACTTTGTTATCAATGGTGGCATTTTATCCAGGTGGTCTACCGTTGTTGCTGGTAAATCCTTCACTAATCCATTAGGATCATCAAAATTGTAGGCGAAAGTGTGAAATACACTGGCCACGTTTGCAAGTTTTGCCATAATTAAACTCCTAAGAATGGTGTAGCAGTTGGAGAAGTAGGTCCTGTACCAGTAACATGAACGTGTGTACTGAATATTCCAGAATTTATCATGTCCGTCATTAAAACTGCATCCATAATAATACAATCAACGACACCGAATGTTCCAGTTGGAGCTGCAACACCTACGGCCGATGTAATTGTGCCTATCGTAAAAATCTGACCAGGAACGGCCACAGGTGACATTGGAGTGGGAACACCTAGTGATAGACCACCAGTACCCGAAACAAAACCTAGTGGTCCTGCATACACACCAGTGCCAGCATTCACACGTGTTTTTGAGTTGATAATGTCTGCACTAATTGAACCACCAACAACTAAGTCGGCGTCAAGGAATAGATGGTCGGCTGCACTAAATCTTACTGCACCACCAAATTGTTCATTACCTTTGATTGATACATCTTCATCACTTTGAATTGTTGTGTCTTTATGTGACCTCAAATCTAATTTGCCACCAACAAGTAGTTTGTAATCACCACCCACCTGCATACCATAATCGCCTTTTATGTCCATATTACAATCACCTTCGATAGTAATATTGCACACACCTTTAATCATTACGTTTTTGTTGGCCAAATGGATCTCATATCCGTTACCGAATACTTTAGTGACTTGGTCGCCATTTGGATGCATTTCAATAAATGAACCTGCACCGTGTTGCAAACGTATGCGTTCACGGGTTGGTGTGTCATCCATTTCCAATGAATGTCCAAATTCGGTTTGTGTGATTTGGTTATATGGATATACAGGTTGAAAAACTGTATTGGCTGCCGACTCAGGTTCGGTCCAAAGATTCGTGGATGGTGATGAGTTGATATCCGTTTCTGCCATAATTAAGGTCCATTTTTATTTGGTTTTGGTGTTGAATTTGTTGCCACAACATCCAACACAGTCGTTACTGTTTCTTGGTAATTTAATACTTCTTTATTGGATCTATCTATATCTGCTTGACTCATAGGTATGGATGCTGAAGCTGTAGCTGTAGATAAGACATTGTTGACATATTGTTGTGTTGCCGCAGAATTGCCTGTTAATGAATTCTTATTACCGGATATATCTGTACCAATACCTTCTATTCCTTCTTGTATAAGACCTACGCCACCGATTGCAACGTTCACTGATGCTCTCAGTGAGTATGCGGCTTGTGCCAATTCATTCGCTGCAGCGAACACATCACCGATACCGGTGTCAGCTGTCAATTCTTGGAAAAAATCTGTAAAGATACTGGTGACCAAACGCAACAATTTTGCATAACATGCGGCCAATAATGCTTTAAATCTAGCAGGTAATGATTGTAACCACGCAATAATTTTTCGAATACGTACAATGTAAGCCAATACATATTTTTCAAAATCAATAATTGGTTGTATGATTTCCTTTTGTATGTAACGCAACTCTCTAGCCGCAGCCTTCATTGTGTCAATAATCCATGAAAAAGTGCCTGTTGCATCTATACCCAAAGCTTCCAGTAACAAACGTATACCGTCACGTATGTACTTGGCGGCCGCCTTGATGTATTTTTTGAGTTCCACGTTTTTACGTAAGTCATCAATAAAATCACAAGCATGTTCAATCTTACTGTTGGTGTAAGATATTAGAGTACCATCTACAAGTCCTCTAGCTAGACCAGGAAGTGTTGGATTACCAGCAGTTTTTCCATCACCTGGAAATATTGATTGTAAATTTGCACCTCGATTTGTTTCTGGTTTGGGAAGTCTTTGTATTGCCATTATTGTCCTTCTGGATTTTCAATTCCTGGTAAAACACCCATCATAATAGGTGCTTGTGCTGACATACCATCCATAAAAAAACCAACAACCCAATCACCAAGTCTTGGTGCAGAAAATGATTTTGAGTTGTTGATAGGATACATTGGCAGTGCCCAAGGTAAATCGTCAGTTGGTAAATCAACTTCTTCGTCTGAATGCCAACCAAAGATGCGAACTCGGCAACGTCCTAGTGCTAATGGATCGGCTCTATCTTCAATAACACCCATCCACCAAATAAAACCATCTTTACCAATAAAATTATGCATCTAGATATCCCGAATATGTTGTACTTTGTGTTTTGTACGATTGTTTCAATGATTGTTTGGCCAATTCTAAAACTGTTTGGTATACACCTTGAGTTTGTATGATGTGTCTCACAGCAGTGATTAGATATACACCTGATGCGTATTCATCTAACTTCTTTTGTTGGTTCTGAGCATCACCTTGAGTTGACATTGAATTGATTTCTATGTTTACGGTGTTGCCAGCGGTGATGAAACTGTCACCTGGAATGATGGCCTTCATCACTGTGTAGTTCGATAATGCCATCTGTGCAGTTCTACTAGGAACATAAGTTTCCACGAATACATCCTTGGCCACATCACTTTGACTTTGGTTTATATATTCGTTATTTTTTTGGTTTGAATTTGAGAATGCTAACTTGAAACTACTCTCAAACATCTCAGTTTGTTTTTTACCAAATCGGTTCATAGGTGAACCTGATGCTGAGTATCCATCCAAATCATCTTTACTGAAATCTGTGACGGTCTTTTTTCTAGTCAATGGGTCTATGGTGACCAAACGACTTGCGTATATACCAGCAGAAGTTGCCTTCAATGAGTCGTATGTTTTGACGAACTCATAATCAATGATGTTGAAAGCATTTTCTGCTTTGTTCTTAAAGTTTAAGTTTGATGGTTGATAACTGTATGTTGTCAGTGGCCTTTGGTCAAACATTGATTGTATCGACTTGAAATAGTAACCATCATTGGTCTCAAAGAACACCATGTCCGCACCACCATTATCATTCGGTCGTGCATATGTGGACAACCAACTAATTGCCTCAAACGGTTTTAGTTTTGGTACGATAAAATCATACACACCATAAGTGTCTTGGATTTCCTTAATACGACTGTATGGTACGTTTAGACCATTTTCTTCATCTAACAATATACTGTTGATGATGTTTGAAACCGACATACCTTTGTAGGACTTGGAAATTTTTAATTGTTCGGACAACAACAATTCTTCTGCACAGAAATACATTGTGTAGAATTCAGTTGATTTGTTTCCTGCTGGTTTTCTTATACCAACTTTGTATAATCTATATGTGCGTACATTTTTATCGGAAACATCTTCA